ATATCAATATGTTACATAAAAATAAGTAAAAAATCAAAAGATTGTACCTAAGCCTTTATATAAGTAACATAACTATTATTGTGTTACATAATATGAAATAACTGATTATTATAAAATTTAATTGCTTATACTATATAAAATGGTTCTAATATGGTAAATTATATTATGATAAGGAATATTCAAAACTTAATAATATATAAAATGAAAGAGAGATGATTATGTGAGTAATGAAGTTATTGATTATTTAGGCAACAAGTTATTTAGAACAGTATTTGAATTAGAGACTGTTTTAGATGTTTTTATACATGGTGATGATAGTGAATTTAAAATAAACACAATCGAAAAGCCAGCTCAAGTAATCAGTTATATGAACCAATATATTACTGATTATGACCTATTGAAATATCATTTAATGGTAAATGACTTAGTTAGTGATACTGAAACACTAACATTAAATAGTAAAATAAGAGAACTGATAGGTGAACATTTTAATCAAATGTATCATGAGATTAATACAGCTTTTGAGTCTGAGTCTTTTAATAATTTCTTAATGGGTAAAGAACATAGAGGTAATGTCGATTTCCAAGAATTAAGAAAAAGAGTGAGAAAGTTTATAAAAAATAGAAACTGTTACGCTGATTGATAAAAAGAATATTTAACAATTTATGATAGTAATGAGATTAAAGGACTTAGGGAATAACTAAGTCTTTTTTTTACGCCTTGAAACCGAACATATGTTCGTATATTATTATACATAAAGGAGCTGTTAAACATGAAGATAATAAACCCTGGTATGCCTGAGCCATATAAGTATGAAACTGATTATCGTAAAATACTTAGTAAATATCTTAATAAGGATATCCCAAAAGGTAGGACTATGATTAAATGGCAACCTTTTGCAACAATGCCCCAACAGTATGAAACTATTAAAGGTTTTATTGAAGACCAAAACAAAGTAGATAAGCCTATACTTGATGAACAAGCTAAAAGAGATTTAAATGATATCTTAGCTCAAAAACTATTTTATGAACCTAGAGGGATAATAAAATTTTGGGAAAATGGTTATTATAAATCATTAGAATGTGAAATAAATAAATTTGATAGTGAGCGTAATAAGTTAGAGGTACTAGTGAATGGTGAGAAAGTTTTATTGAGTATGGATTGCATTGTGGAGATAGAGTAATATGAATTTAAGGTGTAATATAAAATTATTATTCTACTAAGGAGGGCTTTTTTTGGAAATAAAGCCAATAGATATTTTAGTTTTACATACAAACGCTAATAGATTACAAGACAAGGAAGATATATATGCTGCTCATTTTAAGTTGAATAATCGTAAAAGAATATTAAAATCAATAGATAAATTAGTGCAGGCTAATTTATTAAAATTAGAAAACTCACTTGAGGTTAGTTTACCAAGGCTTACAAAACCAGACTTAATATCAATTCTAAAGAAAGCAAAAATAAAAAGTAGTGGTAATAAACCAGCTCTTATTGAAAGAATTATTGAAAACATAGATTATATCAATAGCCAAAATATTGAGATAGATTTGCCAACTGTTTATATGCCCACAGCAGAAGGATTAGAATTAATTGAAGAAACCAAATATATTGTCCATTTCTCTAGAGGAACATCAGGTTTATCTATAGAAAGAGCATACAATATCATAAAAGAATGCGAAGAAGAAAACATAAAAGATAAAATAGAGTATATCTACTTATATGAAATAGCAAGATTGCATAAATCTAAACCAATTCCTAAAGTCTATCATGATACATCTAACAATATTTATTTTTATTTTAGTGGTTTAGCAGATTATTATAAGGAAATTGAAGAATATGATAAATCAATAAAATACTATCATTTGGCTCAGTATATATATATATATGATACGATAGAAAGATTAGAGAATAATCCTAACAGTTTTTATAATTATGAAGGCGAAATCGACTTACATTTCCTAGATGCCATGCCTTACGGAATGGATGAAGTTTATGAAAAACTTCTTTATATAGACGAGCTTTCTAATGATGAATTATTTAACCTGTATATTGAAGATGTGTCTGAATATTATACACCAAAAGAAGACTTTAGTAGGGTTTTTATAAATCATAATATTGCAAAAGCTAAAAAAAATGATGAAGAAATTGATAAAATCGTCTCAGGTTTCAAAAAATGGTTTGTTACTAATTACCCTTATAACGAAATAAAATTTCAAAATTCATATGAGCATAAGGAGACTGACACTGTTTTAACAACCAATCTTAAAACTCTATTAGAAAATGATGTAGATATAAAAGTTGAAATTGTAAAAGAAAGCGGAGAAATTTATATATATATTGACCAAGATGAAAGAGAGAGAATATTTGAAAGTGAATTAGTAGATAAGTTAAATACTAACTGACGGGCTCTCAGACGCAAGTTAATGGATAACTACCCACAAAATTTTTTAAATCGTGCTCTGAGAGCTTACAGTTTTTGGTATCACATCACTTAACCCCGTATGAACTATTTAAAATAGTGGTACAGGTTATCGCAATTTGAAAATTAGAACATCTGGAACGAATGGGCTATTTAAAATAGTAGGGTAATCAATCTCACTTTAAAAAGTATATGACTTGTTCAGTGATAATTGTTAAAAAAAGATTGATATGAAAGCATTTTTTAAATGTTGATATGACAACGCTTAGTAGAAATAGGCAGAAAGTCAACCCTATTTTTCAAAAAATATTAGGTATTATAAGTGTTAGCCAAACAATAAAATGTTATAATTATATAGGAGTAAAAGAGCTTTACAGTTTTGTGAAACACCTCAACGAGCCTCTAATTGGTAGAGAAACGAGGTGATAGCATGGACCTAAATATCAACTTAATTAATATCAATTTTGATTTTACTTTTACAGTAACTTGGTCAGTTGTAACAATAAGTACTTTATACCTTGCTATTAAAAACAAGCAAAAAAAATAAGCCAACTGTATAAACGCCAATAAATACAGTCAGCTTAACATTTTTTTATAAGATAGATATTAACTTAATTAATATCAATTTTGATTTTACTGTTACTTTTATGGTAACTGCATCAGTTGTAACTTTAGGTAAGTTTTACTTTGCTATTAAAGAAAAGCAAAAAAATAAGCCAACTGTATAAACGCCAATAAATACAGTCAGCTTAACATTTTTTTATATGGTTCGATTGATAATCACAATCTGTCTCATGAAGCCTTTACTCTATAGTCATCAAGGTTTGCCCAACTTTGATGACTATTTTTATTACATCTAAATTCTAACATGTTGTGATAAAATTGACAACTTAATACTATCATGATAAATAAAAAAAGGGCTACCCTACCTTAGTAGAATAGCCCTAAACCAATTTTTAAAACATATTTATAGAATTAACTGTCACAAGTAACAATTAACTACTTCCACTTAATCTTGCCCCAATACTTTTCTTTTTTAATCTTTTCGTTCTTATCTGTAATCTCACAAACAGCACAATAGAAATAGCCAGCTTTAGGATTAGTCGGAAATTTGAATTTTATCCACCAATATCCTGACTTCTTAGTTACACTTACAAAGTCTACCCATTGTCCTGCTTTTATCCATGAGCCTTTATCTACTATTTTACCATTAGGTGATTTTCTAACTTTAATAGTCGTATTAGCTGTAAATCTACCTGACCAATTCCATGTAACCTTTTTCTTACTACCTGCTGACGTACCACCGATAGCTTTACCATGAATACCCTCAGCTATACGTTTAGTAAAGGCTTGTAGGTTCTTCTTGATATAATCCATATCTTTCTTAGAAGTTATAAAACCTAGTTCTACCAATCTATAGTTAATATTCATATCATAAGCTACATTAACGTTGAGTAAGTCATATCTAGTCTGTATACCTCTAATAGTCCCTACTGTGTCTTTAAGAGCCTTGTCTAGTCCTTTATCAATACTATCTGCTGGGTAAGCGTTTTTGATTACATGACCACCACTAGCTCCCTTAGCACTATCTAAATGGAACTCTATTACAGCGTCAGGTTTAAGTTTAGATTTAACCCAATATAAGCCATAATCTTTCTTATTACCTATCTTGTAACCATGTGCTGTATCTTGGTACATGTCTTGTTTCTTGTTATATAGCGTAACTGTATGCCCTGCTTGTCTTAGGTACTTAGCCACATTATCAACGATATTATTTCTAATGAAATCACGTTCATTAGTACCATTGCCTAATGCTCCAACATCTGAATAGCCATGACCTGCTACAAGTACAATTTTCTTCTTAGTATTCTTAGGTTTAGATGTAGGCTTAACTACACTTGTAACCTTATCCTTAACTGTAGCCTTAGCTTTATAGTGTGGTCTGATAAAATACATAGGAAAATCATACGTATGGGTAATGTATTGTGCTACCTCTGTCTTATTGGCTCCACCACCCCACCAATTTTGGTCTAGTGATACAAAGGTATTTAAGTTAGCCGAGTGTACAATAGCTGTATGTCCTGCCCCGTTAGCATAGCTACCATTCCATACTACAATGTCACCCTTTTGAGGTAAGAATTTAGGTGTATTCTCATATACTGTTGCTAACCCGTCAAAGTTGTTTTTGAAAGGAATGTCTTTTGCATATAACCCATATAATTGACCACCTGTTAAATAGTTCCAATAGAAGTTAACTAAGTCAAAAACATTGCCAGCCAAATGCACCGTCAAAGTCCCAACCTTTACCTTTAAGTTTTGTCATATAAGCGTAAGCTTGAGCTTTAGTTCTTTTTACTGTCACAATTTTTCACCATCCTTAATATAAAAAAGACAACCCTTTAAAGGTTGCCTTGGTTATCAATATTTTCTTGTACAGGTGCTTGTCCTGTAGCTTTCTTATATTTCTTTTCTGCTTTGTATTTGTCTTTCTTTTGGTCAGCCCATTTAGCCTCTTTAGTGATTGGGTTGTTCTTCCACCAAGCCCATATACTAGCTACACCTAAGAAAGCCATATTAATAAAGTTACTTAGTTGTTCCTCGTCAAATGGGATAACATCGTAACCAAACATAGCTAATCCTGAGTTAACTAATGCTAATGCTAGTACAATCATTCTTGTTAGTGTTCCAGCGTCTATATTTCTCATTTATCTTTCTCCCTTTATAAATTTTATCCCACAAAAAAAGGAGCAATTACTTTAGCTAATACGCCTACGAGACCGATAATAGCTACTACAATTGTTCCTATTAGTGATTTACTCATTTTCTTTTCTTCTAATCCTACATTGATTGCCAATGTCTTGTCATTAACTATATTTTCAACTTTAGTTATTTTGTTCTCTACTCTTTCAAACCGTTTAGAGTTAACTGTATTAGTCTCTTTCAGGTTCTGTTGCAAAGTAAAAAAATATAGCTAACCACTAATTTATCATGTCAGTGTTCGCTTAACTTGCTAGCATGATGCTAATTTCGTGGCATGGCGAAAATCCGTAGATCTGAAGAGACCTGCGGTTCTTTTTATATAGAGCGTAAATACATTCAATACCTTTTAAAGTATTCTTTGCTGTATT